TTTGGTGGTACTCAATGGAATGCCGATTATGGAAATGGAGCTTACAATTACGCATGGTACCAAGGAGCAGCAGTTGGTATGAGTCCTAGCGGAAACACAATATTAGTAGGCTCGAAAGGCCAGATTGGACCTGCAGGAACTTACTCAGATGATGTAGGAAATCTAATCATATATTCTAAAGATTCAGATAATGCCGACTTTACTGCCAAAAATTGGAGACATGGACAAACTGTAAATGTGTTTGGCTTTAGCAGGCATAGAAATTTAGGATACCAACATCCAGGAGAGTTCCCTTTCTCAACAGAAACAAAATTTTATGCCTCACCAAATTATAACTTTCCCGGAGTTGTAGAATATGATTCAGCATAAGGAGTAATAATGTTATCAATATTAGGATCATTGCTCGGTTTCGCAGGTTCTGCGGTACCAGCAATTACTGATTCGTTCGCTAAGAAGGCGGATCAGAAACATGAAATTGAAAAAATGAAAGTGATGGCAGAACTCAGAGCAAAAGGGTTCGATCATGATATGAAGATGTATGAAGCGAAAGGTGCAGACGATGAGCACACTCGCTTGATTCAACACGATATAAGTATTAACAAAGGCACAGGTATTATTTCTGGTTTACAGAAGTCTGTACGTCCTGTGATTACTTATGCATTTTTTGGTTTATTTGCAGTGATTGAAATTACTTTACTGATGGAAGCATTAGATAAAGGAACTGACTTTGCAGAAGCGATTCAGTTATTATGGGATGAGGATACTAAAGCAATCTTTGCAGCAATCATATCGTTCTGGTTTGGATCGAGAGCAATTGAAAAAGCACGAAGGAAGTAATGCAATATATTTGTGGACCTACGTGGGATCAACGCGTAGTTAATATCGATCCACAACCTGAAGTAGCATTGCTGATGTCAGGCGGTATCGATAGTTTAGTATTATATCATCTTCTAAAACGACAATCAGACGTACACGTATATACTGCGCAACGCGATGACGGGTTCGACACTCCGCAGACTGTAGCTGAATTAATTGGTTACTATCCTGAAACTATTAACGTCGATCCTAAAAATCCACCAAACATGATGGTTAGAGCCATACAGAACATACGCGGTAAAGACGTTTATCTCGGTCTAAATGTACAACCACCTATTGAACATTTCCCACAGTTTGATATCGATGGTAGACCATATAGACCATTTTACATACCGTTTCCAAATATTCATGCACCATTTCTGCATGTTTACAAATATCACATCTTTGATTTAGCACATAAAGAAGGTATAGATATTAGCGGTACACAATCATGTCTCGAGTATACAGTAGGCCATTGCGGTAGATGCTGGCAATGCCGTGAGATAACTTGGGCATTAAACATATTAAGGAAAGAAGATGAAAGATCAATTAGTAAAAGCGGCTCGCATGCATGCTGAAGGTGAACTCGAAAGAGCAAAAACAAATATCTTAGTTTATATGAATCAGAGTGTTGGTATTGGTGAACACAGTGATATCGTAGAGGCAATTCAAGAAGAACTCGATAAGATGGCAGCTGCCACAGATCGTATCGAGATGTTAGAAAAACATTTTGGCCGAAATGCATTTTGACTTATAACAAAAAATAATTTTGAAATAGTGCTCCCAGGCTGTTTACAAAAACGTCAAAATGATATATAATACTACATCTATTAAAAATCAGCACATGAGGTACAACGGTTATGCACACTACACAGTTTGCAGACACGAGAGAATTTTTGTCCCAAACCAAATTCTATGATGGTTACTCTCGTTTCAAAGAAGAATCTGGACAATATGAATCCTGGAATGAAGCGGTCGATCGTGTAGTAACAATGCACGAAAAAAACTATGCCAATCAAGGTAATAAGTTACAACCATTTTTGGATGAGGCACGTCAGTCATATAAAGAGCAACGTGTACTCGGAGCACAACGTGCTTTGCAATTTGGTGGTGAACAACTGCTAAAACATCAAATGCGCATGTACAACTGCACATCATCATATGCAGATCGTGCTGAGTTTTTTGGCGAATTCTTTTATATCTTACTTTGTGGTGCTGGTGCTGGTTTTTCTGTTCAAGAACATCATGTAGCAAAGCTACCTCAAATTACTGCTCGTACAAAACAAGCGAAAGGTTATGTCGTAGAAGATTCTATCGAAGGATGGGCTTCTGCTCTTGATATCTTGATGGCTTCATATTTTGAAGATGGTGGAAAATATCCAGAGTTTGCAGGTAGACGAGTATTTTTTGATTTATCTAATATTAGACCAAAAGGAGCAAAGATCTCTGGTGGATTTAAAGCTCCAGGTCCAGAAGGTTTACGTAAATCACTTGATAAAATCGAGCACATGCTGCAAGGTATGGTGATGGATGGTGGTACGGTTTCTTTGAGGCCAATTACTGTCTACGATATCTGTATGCATGCAGCTGATGCCGTTCTATCAGGTGGTGTACGTCGTTCAGCAACCATTTGTTTGTTTTCTCCAGAAGATGACGAAATGATGAATGCTAAAACTGGCAATTGGTTTATGGACAACCCACAGCGAGGTCGTTCAAACAACTCTGCAGTTATCGTAAGAGACGAAGCAACTCCAGAAATGTTTGCAAAGATTATGGAATCAGTAAAATCTTTTGGTGAACCAGGGTTTTACTTTACAACTTCAAAAGAACATACTACAAATCCTTGTGTCGAAATCGGCATGTTCCCCCAAATGGACGGACAATCAGGTTGGCAAGGTTGTAACTTGACAGAGATTAATGGTGGTATGTGTCATACAGAAGAGGACTTCTACAAAGCATGTCGTGCAGCTGCTATCTTGGGCACACTACAAGCTGGATACACAGACTTCAAATTTTTAAGTCCTGTGTCAAAAAAGATTTTCGACAGAGAAGCACTCTTAGGTGTTTCAATTACTGGTTGGATGAATAATCCAAAAGTATTGTTCGACGAAAAGGTCCTCAAAAAAGGAGCAAAGATTGTCAAACAGGTCAACAAAGAAATTGCCGCCATTATTGGTATTAACCCTGCTGCTCGTACTACTTGCGTTAAGCCAAGTGGTAATGCATCAGTATTGTTACAAACCGCTTCTGGAATACATGCAGAACACTCAGACATGTATATCAGAAACGTGCAAATGAACAAAGAGTCCGAGATTACACAAGCAATTGTTAAATCAAATCCATATATGGTAGAAGAGTCAGTATGGTCGGCTACTGGATCTGACGTTGTAGTTTCGTTTCCTATTGTGCCAAAAAAGGGATCGATGTATAAAGACGATCTATATGGTGTAAAACATCTTGAGCTCGTCGCAAAAGCACAAAAGCATTGGGTAGTTGAAGGCACAAACGAAGATCTTTGTGCAGACGAAGGCATTCGTCATAATGTTTCAAATACAATTATCGTTGATGATTGGGACGAAGTAGAAAAATATGTATTCCAAAATCGTTATTCGTTTTCGGGTATTTCGTTCTTATCTCCGACAGGAGACAAAGACTACAACCAAGCTCCAAATACTGCAGTGATTACCGAAAAGAAAATGGTAAAAGAATATGGCACTGCAGCTATCTTTGCTTCAGGTCTTGTAGTTGATGCAATTAAAGTATTCCCTAATTTATGGGATGCATGTTCTACTGCACATGGCTTTGGATTAGATATTAGTCTTGAGTCTGCAGAAAACTCTGCACGTAAAGATTGGATCAGAAGATTCGAAAACTTTGCAAATAATTACTTTGATGGAGTAACAAAAAAAGCAGAACATTGTTTGAAAGATGCGTATCTCTTGCATAAGTGGAATAAGATTCAACAGAACCTAAAACCAGTCGATTGGGATACAGATCTAACCGAACAAAAATATACAGATGTCGATACACTCGCAGCAGCTGCATGTGCTGGCGGAGCTTGCGAAATTGATTTCTAGTCCATGTATAAAAATTTGTACACTGGTAGATAAAATATGTATCGGTTGTGGTAGAACTCAAAAAGAAATTGCAGAGTGGCTTACCGCAACCGATCAAAGAAAAAAAGAAATAAAGGAATCGAGTGGAACACGAATATCAAATCGAATGTGAAGAGTGCGACTCGGTTACGGTTGTACTGGTCGAGAACGGTGAAAAACCAGAATTTTGTCCCGTGTGTGGACGCAGAGCAGAAGCGGAGAATTTAAAATATGAGTCATCTGATATGTAACTTGCCCAACTATAAAGTGCATGTGAGAAAAGAATACTTAATGGATCACAAAGAAGGCCACGGTGAATTTGTAGAAGGTCATTGGGTTACAGCTAAGTCTATTCCTGGTAGAGCTTTTTATTTTGAAACATATTTGCCGCATTATGGTGCACTCTATGATAAACTGCCTATTAGTGCATTTGTAGCTGAACCAAAAACTCCAGAACCTGATTTAACATTACCTAACTTACAATTTTGGAATTGTATGGATTATGGAGTAACAGCAATTTATAAACAATTTATTGGTTCAATGGATTTTGAGATTCGTACTCGAGATCAAGGTAATCATTATGGTACATATATCTGTACTTTAGATAATTATCATGTACACTCAGATGAGGTTGATTACTCAACAGCAGAAGTACCAGAAGAGCATAAGTCTTTTAATCTAATCGAATTAGAAAATGGACAATTCGCTTTATATCCTAATAATCGTATGAGAGTATACGATAACTCATTGACACCAGAAGAACCAATGATGCCAAACTTTAAGGTGTCTACAGACTATTATCAAGTTGAAGTTGGTAATAAGTATCGTCTTGGTGATACAGAAGAGTATTATTACGACATTAATAAATAGTTGTATGTGGACATACAATGGAAAAGAATTTACTGATACACCCGAGGACTATCAAGGCTTCGTCTATATCATCACAGAACTGGATACAGGCAAGAAGTATCTCGGTAAAAAGAACTTCTGGCGGCCTAAGGTATTACCAAAAAATTCAAAGAGATCTCGGAGAGTCCGCACCAGGGTCGAGAGCGACTGGCGCGGATATTATGGCTCTAGTAAAGAACTTCAAGTACTCGTTGAACAGCGAGGGGGAGATAATTACAAAAGAGAAATTGTCAGACTCTGTCGAAACAAAGGAGAAATGTCTTACTATGAGGCAAAAGCTCAGTTCGATAATGACGTCCTTCTCAGCGATGAGTGGTATAACGAATTCATAGGTTGTAAGATCCACGCCAGACATATAAGAAAAAAAAATTAAAATGAGTGCGTTTTTTTGTTTACATTATGCCCAAAATGTGGTATAATAGTCCTAGAGATAGGAGAAAAACATGAAAATAATAAAAACTTACGATTTCGATCCAAATGTTTCGATTCATACATTATTCGAATTTATCAACAAATTCGATTCTAAATTAATCGATCTTACATACACATCGAATTTACCAAAACTTACAATCAAATTCGATATTAAACATCAACCCGAAATCGAATCTATTCTTCGATAAAACCCACTTTATAAGGAGCTATATTATGTGGATGGAACGTACTTGTGGAGACCTTGAATCTGTAATTGACGCTTTACAGGAGCGTGTACCTTTCGAAGGTCGTTGTGAATTCCCTAACTCAAAAAACAAAAAGCTTGATCGTTTTCGTAGAGCGATAAACGTTGTATACGATTTATTCAACAATGGTCTTGGCAATCGTCGTGATCAGTGGAAGTATACTATGGGAACTGATATTCCTATTCATACTCATTATGAAGCATATCGCTATAACGTTCGTCAAGATGCCAAATATTGGGACAACATCGAAGATCGTGTAGCACCTGTATTTCGTGAGATCGTCATGGATGCAGTACTCGAACAGTTCGGTCGTCAAGCATACTTAGATGTATGTCATAACCGTTCATCAAAAATAATTAACGATGCAATTAACCGTGGAGATATTACAGTATGATTTTAGTTGACTTTAGTGCAATCGCAGTAGCAAATATTGCTGTGCAAAAATTAAACGAAGAAGGTATGATTCGTCATATGATTCTGAATACTTTACGCATGTA